CAAAACCGGATAGCATGATGTTGATTACGGGAGGTTATAGAAACCCAAGAAGAACAACTTTAGTTTCCACCAATGACCGTGGTTTACCTTATTCGCCCATAGTATCTCGTTTATCTTATGTTTTATTTAACGCGTTGGTAGATCCTTCCATATTCATGGACGAACGAAAATACATGGAGCAATTTCCAGAAGAGTCGAATTTCATGGAAGTCTCTGGACAAGGAGGAGGATCCGGAGAAGAGTCCACAGAGTTCCAAGATTTACTCCTCCTCGGAAAATTCATGCCTCTGTATACTCCGGAAAAACAAAAGGAACTTTCCGCCCTATTTTTGAAAAAGATACACACCGAGAATGCGGAAGCATTAGAAAACTGGACGAACTTCAAATTCCCGAATCCATTCAGCGGTATTCATTTACAATTTTTCTTACTGGAACTCTTCTTCGATACAATACAGCATAAAATAAAAGATTCGTCCTATTTACCTGAATTCTTGGCCTATTTGTTCTTTCTGAAGCGATATGTCGACGAATTGATTTTATTATGTAGAGGAATCACCCAAGAAAACATAATCGATCGTTTAAAGCAGATTCGTGTTCTTGGATCAATATTCAATCTATTATTTATAGTATTCCCGCACTATGAAGAAGGGGAAAAGAGTATATCCTCGTTTTTATCCACGGACTTAAGTTCGATGATGTCTCGCGTATCCTCAAATGTATTATTACAGTATGCCGGAAATCTAGATCTCAAAAAGGAGAATATCGAAATACTACGTCAGAATACGGAGATATTTCAGAGTTCCCCGTATTGGAAACCCTTTTTACATAAAATCGGTTCAAACTATCTTAGTTCAGTAGTACACGAATTCAGGAAATACGATAATTCCGTTTTACTACTCTATGCGGGGTCTATTGATTTTTCCAAGATCCATTCGATCGAAGAAATTCATAAGCAAGTCGCGGCGTTTGATCAAGTATATAAATTACAAAATACGGGCGCTCAAAAACTTTCTCCGAAAGAGCAATTTCTGAAAAGCCAAGATGTCGCGTTCCATCGATTTATTTTGAATTTGAAGAAATATACGATGAACCTCTTGGAATGGAACAAACAAGATATATTGAATTTCCCGATTCCATTTTTATCGCTCACGTCTGGAAAAAAGCCAAGTCCTTTGAAACAGGAATCGAAGAAAAAGAAAATCGATATGACCCCGCCGCGTGAAACGATGAAACGGAAACTCGATTCTGTAGGAAATTCCTTACTCCGGAATTCCGTGAAAAGAGAAAGAATACAGACATCAACCGATCTTACGGTTTCCGGAGGTACAACAAAGAATAGAAAAACTCGTCGAAATCGTAAATAACGTTTATCCGGCTAAGTATATGGATACTTTAAAAGATATAAAAATAGATTCTTCGCCCACTGTTATATTGAATCGATTAAAATATCAAAAAATAATGTTTATCATGAATGCATTGGATACGGGCTGGTCGATACGAAAAATGGACGATTCCTATGTATTCACTAAAAAGCACGAAGGGAAAAAAGAAGTATTCCACGAAAATTATTTAGAGACTTTCATCAAAGAGAATCTTTCTGAGAAACTATGCATATAGAAGACTAATATAATGATTCGTGATATACTACATATATGGTGTCATTATCAAGTATGTATCCATAGAAACATATTCGGAATTCAAAAGTATAGACATAGTTTTGAATTTATTTAGCAATTCCCAAAATTATTTTCTAGAGTAAGGTTATAACGACCGAATGGGTGGAGCGTTAATGCAACTTGTCGCCTACGGCGCTCAGGACGTGTTCCTTACGGGAACACCCGAGATTACTTTCTGGAAGGTGTCTTACAGGCGCCACACAAACTTCGCCATGGAATCCATTGAGCAGACCTTCTCCGGCCAGGCCGACTTCGGCCGCCGCGTGACCTGCACGATCTCCCGTAACGGCGATCTTTGCTACCGCACTTACCTGCAGGTGACCCTCCCCGAGATCAACCAGCAGATGAACCCCGTGGCTTTCCCCCTTAACAACGGTGGTGTCTGGGCCCGCTGGCTGGACTTCATCGGTGAGCAGCTCATCTCCCAGGTGGAGGTTGAGATTGGTGGCCAGCGCATCGATCGCCAGTACGGCGACTGGATGCACATCTGGAACCAGCTCACCATGTCTGCTGAGCAGCAGCGTGGATACTTCAAGATGATTGGCAACACGACCCAGCTGACCTATGTCACGGATCCCACGTTCGCCAGCATCCAGGGCCCCTGTGCCTCCTCCACGGGCCCCACCCAGGTGTGTGCCCCCCGTAACGCTCTCCCTGAGACGACCCTCTACATCCCCCTTCTCTTCTGGTTCTGCCGCAACCCCGGCCTGGCTCTCCCCCTGATTGCCCTCCAGTACCACGAGGTGAAGATCAACATCGACTTCCGCCCCATTGGTGAGTGCCTCTGGGCTGTCCGTACTCTTACGGGCACTACCGGCGTTCAGTCCGTGTCGACGGCTTACCAGCAATCCCTGGTTGCTGCCTCCCTCTACGTGGACTACATCTTCCTCGATACGGATGAGCGTCGTAAGATGGCCCAGAACCCCCACGAGTACCTCATTGAGCAGCTCCAGTTCACGGGTGACGAGTCGGTCGGCTCTTCGTCGAACAAGATCAAGCTCAACTTCAACCACCCCTGCAAGGAGCTCATCTGGGTTGTCCAGCCCGACGCCAACGTCGACTACTGTGCCTCCCTTGACGGCAGCCAGACACTTTACCGTACTCTGGGTGCCCAGCCCTTCAACTACACGGACGCCATCGACGCTCTCCCCAACGCCATCCACGCCTTCGGTGGCCCCACGGAGACCTCCGGCTCCAATGCCTTCATCAACGCCTCCGGCCTTTTCCAGGAGGCTGGTGCCGTGGACAACAACCCTGGCCTCTCCATCAACCAGCAGTGGGGATCCGGAAACTACCCCGCCTTCGACCAGAACGGTGCCGCGGGTGGCCAGCCCAACGGTGTCACCGGCTCCTATGTGTCCGATGCCGGCACCTTCGTGCTCTCCGAGACTGCCCTTGACATGCACTGCTGGGGTGAGAACCCTGTCGTCACGGCCAAGCTCCAGCTTAACGGCCAGGACCGCTTCTCTGAGCGTGAGGGAACCTACTTCGACGAGGTCCAACCCTTCCAGCACCACACCCGCGCCCCCGATACGGGCATCAACGTGTACTCGTTCGCCCTCCGCCCCGAGGAGCACCAGCCCTCTGGCACGTGCAACTTCTCGCGTATTGACAATGCCACTCTCCAGCTGGTGCTCTCGAGCCCCACTGTGCAGGGTGTCAACACGGCCAAGGTCCGTGTGTACGCCGTGAACTACAACGTGCTCCGCGTGATGAGTGGTATGGCTGGCGTTGCGTACAGTAATTGATGAACTGGATGGCTGGATTTCTGACCAACATTTTTGTATATTATATGCACCTAAATTTCTGACCAACAAATTTGACCAACAAAAAATAATTCTTATAAAAATTACAGTCTATTGATTTGTAAAAATAATTACATATCAATTTCATACAACGGTTTGAGAGTTATTTTCCTTACGTTTTGCGCGAGTATCGGCAATTTCTTTTGCTCGAATTTTTTTATATTCTTCATCTCCGTATTTTTCCTTCATTTTTTCGCGCTGTTTTTGTTTATACATACGATTTGCATCTTTTATTTCTTCTTTCGTTTTTTTGTTTTTATTTACAACCAAATGTCTGTTTTCCTTTATTTTTGGGTTTTCTGGCTCGTCGACTATTAAATTCACATTTTCATGTGCTACTAAATTTGTCTCGTTTATTGAATTGTGTTTTTTATATATCAACAAAAATTTATTAATTATGTCTTCGTAAACGTAGTCTTTTTTAATTAAATTGCATTCACAACAACAAGCGTTTATATTTTCTAATATATATCCTTTCGTATTATCCATTCGGTCAATTCCGTTTTGATGACGTTGGTCGCTCTTCTTACCGCACATAAAACAATCTTTTTTTATGATTAAATTATAATCATCTGGCGTTATTACAAAGTCGAGCTGTTTTGTAAGAGCCCTTCTTCTATAATCAGAATAACAACCGCTTTTATGATTTGCAAAACATTCCGGATATAAATTACCTTGAATCTTTCTTTGAAACGTCAAAATATGTTCTGCTCTTTTGACAAAAACCTCTTCGCAAGTAGAACCCTTCATATAATTACACATTTTACAGCAACTTACGCAATTGTCTATGATATAACCAACACTTTGATCTTTCCGATCTATTCCGTTGAACCCTTTTTCTTGAATGACTCCGCAATAATGACATTCTTTTGTAACCACATTCGAATATTCCTCAAATGATATAGTGAACTCCAATTTTTTATATTCCGCGTTTCTTTTATAATTCGAATAATTTATTTCCTTGCTATTTTTTTTATTTTCATTCAATTCTAACATTTTTTCTTGATGATTTTCTCTCCATTTTTTTGCTTGTTCCGCGTTATTTGCCAAATATCCCTCTTGATTTTCTTCCATTTTCCTGTGCCGATAATTCATTATTTTTAGTGCGACTTTTTCGTAATTATTTTCCGCCCATTCTTTTTTCACTTCTTTGCGTTCTGGTTTCTCATTATTTTTTCGCGCCAATTTGTTTCGGTGTTCTTTATCGCGTTTCTTATCTTGTATCTTGTTATTCGATCGACAATCGAGACAGGTTTTCGTTTCTCCCGATTTTTCTCCGACAAATTGACAAATAGGAAATTCCTTGATACATGTGGTACAAAATTTGGTTCTACGGTTTTCCAGATTTACAACCTCATCATTATGCGATTCCACCTTTTTCCGTCTATCCTTATCTTTTTTTCGGTCTTTCTCTAGACATTCTTCGCATTTTGAAAATTCATACGCGGGCTCCAATTGATTTCTGCATCCTCGAATAATATTATAACACGTTTTTTTGCCGAGGGTTTTCGTTTCGTCTTCAAACAAACAAAGTTGGTGCTTTCCGCAATATTCATTTTCTACGGATCTTTTGAATTTACATTCCGATTTGCAACATAAAACGACCGATTCTTTTGCGGTTTCTTTGTTCGATTTTCCCCTATCTCTACATTTTTCGCAAGTCTTTGTATCATCCCCAAAATAATACATCTTTTTGCAACCTTTACATAGTTCTAATTGCGACAACATATCTTGGCTATACGAAATCATATATTGATGGAATTTGCAAAATTGAGTTTCATGTATGCAATGAAATACACAGTTTTTTCCATTTCGATCTAAAGATAAACATTTATTCATTTGTTTTATATCTAAAGATTTATTTATTACCATTTTTACCAACATATTTTGGTAAAAATAGAGAGGGACTTCACTGTGGTTAACTGAATTTCACAACGATTTTTACGTCCTCCTTTTTGATACACTTGCACGCGGAAATCGACAATTCCTCGCGCTTCTTTCGCGTTTTTCCGGCGTCCGTTTCGCCTTGGTTCGCCGACGCATTCTTTCGCTTCGACGTACTATTTCGCGTATTCATATCGGCTTCAATCGCCGAATAATTCGAATCAATATAATCCACAATTTTGTTTTCCAAGGCCCACTTGAAGAAATTGAGTTGTCCAATGGTGGTTTCCATACAATTTTCGTCATCGTAGGGTACACGAATCCGCTCCCATCGACAAAAAGGATCAAATCGACGTTTACTATACGCTTTTAGTTTCAGCTTATAGTCATTATACACCTTGAATCGAGACATTTCAGAAGAATCGGCGATATCATAAACCGTATAATATTTTTTCGCATAATTCGTGACAAACCAATCGACGATACGCAAAGAAATCTTGGATTCTCCATTGATAATATTCATCATCTTGGAAAGATTGGCGCGGTCTTGATAGAAAGTCATCAGATTTCGCATGAGTAGATCATTTTGAGTATTTAGATTGGCCGAATTATATGCCATAGTTTTACAACGCGTTTTTGTTTTATATGATTATTTTGTATGATTATATAAAAAGATTATTTCATCGGATATTGTCTCTGATTCCGCTCAACGATTAAAACTTCGGGTAAAATCAAAGGTATACGATCAATCATGTTCAAAGACGGTAATTTATTCAATTCGGGTTGAAGGACAGATTTCGGGGTGACTAAATTTGTAGATCCTATTCCAAAAAGAAACGATTCAATATCTTCCGGATTTTTCGCCAAAACGGGATTTCCCATACGGCCTTGTACCAAACCATCGCCTGCATACATAGACTCTACTGGAACAACCGAGTCTTTGTATGTAACAAATGCGGAACCTTTACCTAAAGACCATTGTTCCATACAATAATTACCGGGGGTATTCTTATTGCGCGTAGATGCCATTATATATTGTGTATACATATTATTCAATCTTCTTTTTCAAAGCGACAAACGCCACATTCGAGTCATCAAATCCATCTGGATCGTCAAAAAACGAACATAAACACTTATGGAAAAAGGTCAAATAATCATACGAAAAAAGGACACTGAGTCCGATATTGCGATCCGTGGAAATCATTTTCGATGCCGCAATGTCATAGAGTTCTTGGAACCAAGGATTTCCGCTGGTTTGTTCAAGAATAAAATCCAGCTTTTGAGATGCCGCGTCAACATCGTAGTCTTGTTCATCGCGCGTAATTTCGTCTAAATCGGGATCTAGTTTAACAACGTGTTTCATGGAAAAAAGTTCGCGTAGAGAGGCGCGGTATTCATAATCATTGGAATATTGAATTAGCAGTTTTGTGTTGTAATCCGTCATATAAAAATAACAGAAGTTTATTTTTATATTGATTTTCTCATATTTAGCGTTTCTTTAAATAAGGATCTTCGGCCATGTCGCGTGTTGCGGCTCCGCCACGAATCCATCCTTCTAACGCTGCCTCCTCGACGGTGAATCTAGGATCCGAAACATGCTCTTGCATATCTTCATCAGGAGGATGTAATGTATAACCCATGAAACTCTGAGACATGATGGTGGAAACACTCTTTTTATCAGACACCGACTCACCGAAACGAAGATGTGATTCAACATTAGGGTCACATGAGCCACGGCCTAAATAAGGAACGGTGGCGTAAGGGCGTTGCAAAAGATTGAGTCTTCCTAAAGCCCGTTCTTGTTCGGTTTTTAGTAAAAGATAGTTTTCTCCTTCTACATTGTGACCACCGACGCCGCTTCCTCCGTTTACTCCATTGGGAACAATGGCGGGCTGGCTAGTGGCGAATTTGATCGATTTATCCGACGGGTTTTCGTTAAAGTAGTTGGAAAGGACGAGACTCGAAAAACGGCCATTTTGAATGGTGCGCTGCGTTTCGCAAGTAACGTCGTCCTCGATGCGATCTAGGTTATAAAAAGTATAATCTTTTACGGTGGACATCTATATAATATATAGAATAGAATATATTTCAGTCAGGGAACCTTTTGCTTCGCTAAGGTTCCCCGAACCCCTCCCTTCTTAAAGTGATAAATCTTTTATTTTCATTTGTAAAAAATATTTTTACAAAGAAATATGCCCAGTAAGGGAGGGGGCGCGGGGTCTGGAATCCGCGAAGCGGATTCTTATGACCGTAGGTTCCCTGCACCGTACGGTTCCCCCTAGTTGTTCTGATAATGCGTCATATTTCTCGCACAAGCAAACATATTCCCCTCTTTGCATGAAATCATACTTCCATAGCAAAAATCAGCAAAAGCACCTTGGTCGTTTGGTATAGTCGTGCTCGCATTCGAATAAAACGGTTGCATCGATTGTTCGAAAACAAATTCATCGCCTAAATCACTGAATAACTTATTGGCGATATCCGGCTGTCCAGGATTCGATCGAATCACCATTTCTTTTGCGCTTTTCAAAATTTCTTTATTAATATTTTCGTTATACGAAGGAGGAGCAGGTTTTTTATTCGGATTATAGTCATAATCAGGAAGTAAAACGTTACTAAGAGGATTTCTTGGAACGACTGTGTCGAAAACTTTATCAGGTTGTACTTTTATACCTTGTTCTTCAAAATAAGCAAGGGCTGGGTCAGGTGGAACACTACTTTCGAATCCTTCCGCGAAACGAACCTGTTTCTTACCATCTTTCGTGCTATAATAATAAAACATCAAGAAAATGCAAAAGAGACTTATCACAGAGATGGCGAGCAATCGCGTACTTTGTGTATAAACAAAAGAAACAATGGTCAAAACAATGACAGTTCTAGAGACGGCGTTCAATTTTTGCTCAAACGTCATTGTCTCTATGGGAAAGAACTCTAAAATATAGTCTTGCTGAAAAAGGACGTTGGGGTTCTCAGACCAAAACTGAACTCGAGATACTTTTTTCAATACGGAAGTCGGATTTTCTTTATCTTGGTTTTTTCCCGTACATTTTTCTGGTATTGACATTATATATTGATGAGTATATATTTCGCGGAACCGTACGGTTCATCGCCGCTTCTCTGTACCCCTCCCTTTTAGTAAAAATACAATAGTTTTTCACTAAATTATTGAATCAACCTTTTCTTGATGCATTTTTCGTCCATTTGAAATGTCTCGCATTTCTCTGTTTGTGGTATTATTTTCAGAACACACTTGGACTTTTCACCATAAATGGGTTCCACACAGCCAGTCTCATCGGGTTTTTCTTTGGGCTTATCTCCTAAAGCACATCTTGCGCGGAAATGTTCATATCGTTCTCTGACATCTTGGTAAGAAAGCCCCGATTTCTTTTTCAGCATTGTATTCACCGCTTCGTGTAATTTGTAAACATACTTGGAAAATGTATTTCTAGATTCCATTTGTTTCATTGTCAAAGGTAAGCGCTTGAAATTGTTTTTCAAATTCTCTCGACATTTTCCGCAGGGAAGAACATTGACTAAATTCAATACAAAATTACGATAATTTTCCTTATCGTCACAGCTCGGTTTCATCGGATAATTGAAACTCATAGTATGAAGCAAATGCCATGTGCTTGGACCCCACACGGTGGTAAGCATTCCGTCGTTACTTTGATAATGTTTTTTGCTATAGACTTTAGATGATTTACTGCGACGTTTAGAACGCGTCTTGGATTTCTTTGTTTTATTCATTCTATAGTATGCGTAGATATTTCTCAGGTCAGGGAACCTTGCCTGAGTTTGATTTTCCTTGGAAATATATTTTATAAATATATATGTCATCCATTACATCCGTAATATATAAAGATTATGTGCAACCCTATCAGCGTCGGATTTTAGTAGTCACTTTAATCATTATTTTCAGTTTAGCCGGATATTATGCATACAAAACTATGGCTCGGCCATATGTCGACGGTTCTCAGAGTACAGATATAGCTAATTATAATAAGCAACAAAAAGAGGCGATTGTCTATTTCTTTTACGCGGATTGGTGTCCTCACTGTAAAACGGCCAAGCCAGAATGGGCGAAATTCCAAGCCAATTTCAGTTCCAAGAGCATGAACGAATATACAATCCAATGTATTCCAGTGAATTGCACCGAAGAAACCTCCGAAAATTCCAGCATCATACAAAAATACAGCATCGATTCTTATCCCACGGTGAAAATGTTGAAAGAGGGAACGATTATTGATTTTGATTCCAAGATTACCGAGGATTCATTGGAACAGTTTGTAACACTGGCAACACAGAAATAAAATTGAAGATTCTTTTTCAATTTTTTGTAATGAAAACATCAAAATGAACTATTCTTTTGTAAAAGGGCAACGATATCTGTTCCAATATGTAAATACAGGTAAATATTTTAGAGCGGATTTTACGGAGATGAGATCGAATCCGAACGTGACAACATTAATATTGGACAATTATCAACGAGTCGGAATCGATGAAAAGATGGACCAGCGGTGGTGCATCGATGCGGCTTTGATTTCAAAGGTCGAAACTCTGGTCGATCTTACAGACGGAACAAACTGTTCGTTGCCCACTGATATTTTGCTCCATCTCGATAATTATTATTAAACCGGATCAAGGGGATCCAGGGATCTCGATAAAAATGCTTCGACCCCACTATCTATGTACTTTATTCTTTCTTCGCTGGACGAAATCAATTCGAAAATATTATAAATAGAAATGACCGAACTTCTTATTTCGATTTCATTTTTAATGCGAATATATTTTGTTTTATGACTCAATACATGCGCAATGGTATTATGAAAAATCATCAAAATATAATCAAACAGATTTGACTCTGACCGTAGATCTTCGGATTCGGTCTTGGGTCGTTGCAT